TTGAGGCATTGCAGGCATGGTTGGTCTCGTTGCGCCAAGGCGTGCTCAGGCATGGAACGGCTTGTTTTGGCAGGTGCGGTTAGGTCGGGATGGTAGGTTCGGGTCAGGTCCGGTCAGGACGGGTACGGCAAGGTTTGGCAGGTAAGGCAGGGCACCGATTGGAATGGCTTGGTGGGGTCCGGCAGGTGAGGAGTGGTTAGGTTCGGTTCGTAAAGGTTGGGTCGGGCAGGTTGGGTCGGGCAAGTAAGGGTTGGGGTGGTTTGGCAAGTTTTGGCATGGCAGGCAGGTAGGGTGTGTTCGGGAGTGGTCTGGCACGGCGTGGGCGGCAGGTAAGGTGGGGTTTGGAGGGGACGGTTGGGGCATGTTTTGGTTTGGCAGGTGGGTTGTGGTTAGGCCCGGCAAGTTTTGGTTTGTTATGGCAGGCACGGCAAGTTGGGGATTGGTTCGGCAAGGACAGGCGAGGCAGGTAAGGTGGGGCATGTCACGGATTGTTTTGGCAGGGGAGGTAAGGCAGGCAAGGCGGGTAGGGGTTGGGTGAGTTTGGGGGTGGTTGGGTAAGGTACGGCAGGCAATTTAGGGGGATTAAAATGAAAACATACAGTTCAGTTGAAGAAATGCAGCAGGAATACGCTCGAATCCGCGCTCGGTTAGAAAACCCACCTACGGTGGAGGTCGAGCAACCATCCGAACCAAAAATTACAATAATCAAACCAACGGTTGACCCAATAATTTATCAAGTTGAGATCATTAAGCTGGAACACAGACCAGAGGCAGTCAAAACCAAAATTTGGTGGCACGAGATCATCGACATCGTAGAGCAGGACGTGGGGATATCGGCGTTTGAGTTTATGTCTGTACGGAGGGACAAGAGGCTCTCCGACGCGCGGCTCTTGGTCTATGCTTTGGCGGCAGACTGTTGTCCACACTTGAGCCTTGCAGCAATTGGTCGGTTAGCTAACAAGGATCACACAACGGTTATGAAGGGCCGGGCAAAGGGTCAACGGCATCCATCATACGCTTTGCTGAAGGAGACTTTGTTGAACCGGCTCGATCAGTTCAATGCTAAGCTTAAAGCAGGGGAAGGTGGTGGGGGGGGGTAAATCCCCCCTTTTTGGGTCAAAAAGTGTAGAAGCCAGTGCAGAACCCAAGATACCCGCCTGTGCTGTTCTCGCGGCGAAGTAGTTCGGTCAAGTCAACCGCGCCAACCCAACGACCCCAAGCCTCGTTGAAGAACACGACATAACGGGCAGACGGCGCGTCCTTACGGTTCTGCTTGTCGAAGTGAGTTGCAGCTTGCTGAGCCATCGTAGCCGTCGCCTTCTCCGCAGCCGCGCGGGTCGCGTAGTTCTTGCAGGGATGCTTGTTGGTTGCGCGATACTCTTCGATGCGGGCGGTAAGCGTTACGGTGATGTCCATGTCAATCTCCATCAGGTATCTAATCAACACAGACAATATGGCATAATGCCATGTAGGCTACAATAGGGAAAATACAAAAAGGGTAGAAAAAGTGGAGTTGACGTTTCTGTTTATCATTCTCGGAATAGCTGCAACCCACATTGTCGTGTTCGTCTTAGCTTTGCTATGGCTGAACAGATAGCTTTTTCCATTGAAAGTGCTATACTATTTGTGTGCAGGGCGTCTCCATCGCCTGCTCTGATCGATCTACCCGGTGCGCGCAGTGGACTCCCACCAGCATCCCCGTCGCAATGATCGGCACGCAGGGCAAGAACGTGAGGCCCGGCACATAAGGGGGACGGATATGAATGATGATATTGATACAAAGCCGACAGAGAAGCCCAAGCGCAAAGGCAAGTCCCGCAAGATGCCCTTCGGCGTCATAGACGGAGGCAAGTCAGACAAGCCGATCACAACCATCGGGAAGCACCCCGGAGGCGCTCCTACAAAGTACCGCCCAAGCATGTTGCCAATCATAGAAGAGCTGGCATCACAAGGAGCTGGTAAGGTTGAGATAGCTGTAGCATTGGGCGTAACTAGACACACGCTAAACAACTGGATGGAAAGCAATGAGGAGTTTTTCACCATCATGCAAAAGGCGGACCAGTCTGCTCAGGCGTGGTGGGAAAAAACCGGCAGAGACGCAACATTCGGAGCGTTCCCCGCATTTAACTCAGCCGCATACATATTCCAGATGAAAAACAGGTTCCGTCGAGACTGGCAGGACATCAAAACAACTGAGCTGACTGGAGCTAATGGCGGGGCAATTGAGGTAATCGCTAGAGCGGTAGAGATCGACCATCTCGATGACGACCAGCTAGAGGTGCTGGAACAAGCACTGATCGAGTTTAAGGACGACGCCGAGCAGGTCAAATGACGATTGCCCTCATCAAAGGCCAGAAGATCGACCTCGACAAGTCGCTGCTAAAGATTGACGCGCTCAAGAACGAACGCAGCTTGTACAAGTTTCTTCGGAACGGCTGGAGGCACATTGACCCGACCCCGTTTACGGACGGATGGCCCATTGAAGCGGTCGCTGAGCATCTACAGGCAGTCTGTGACGGACAACTGCGCCGGCTCATCATCAACATCCCGCCACGTTGCGCCAAGTCATCGCTGACCTCGGTGGCATTCCCTGCGTGGGTCTGGGCTCAGAAGCTCGTTAGCGCTACGTCTGGTCCCGGCGTCCAGTTTCTCCATGCGTCCTATGCCCAGCAGCTCGCCCTGCGCGATAGCGTGAAGTGTCGCCGGCTGATCGACAGCACTTGGTATAGGGAGCGATGGGGAGACAGGTTTAAGCTCACAGGCGACCAGAACACCAAGTCGAGGTTCGACAACACCATTGGCGGATCGCGGCTTTCAACCTCGGTCGGCTCGGCTCTAACTGGCGAAGGCGGCTCGATCATCGTGGTGGACGATCCGAACGCGGCGCAGGAGGCATTCAGCGAGGCTACGATTGAATCGACCATCGAGTGGTGGGACTCGGCGCTCTCGACCCGCTTGAATGATCCGAAGACAGGCGCGTTCGTCGTCATCCAGCAGCGGCTCTCGGAAGAAGACCTGACCGGGCACATCATGTCCAAAGACCGGGGAGAGTGGACGCATCTGATGTTGCCTATGCGTTATGAGCCTGAGCGCAGCTTCACAACCGGCATTGGTTGGAAAGACCCGCGTACAGAACCCGGCGAGCTTCTATGGCCAGAGCGGTTCGGTGAGCCAGAGGTTGATGTCCTTGAGCGCCAGCTTGGTCCGTGGGCTGCTGCCGGTCAGCTTCAACAGCGGCCCGAGCCAAAGGGTGGCGGCGTCATCAAGCGCGAGTGGTGGCAGTTGTGGGAGCGAGATGAGTACCCACCGATTGAGTACACCATTGCCAGTCTCGATACAGCGTACACGACGAAGACCGAGAACGATTACTCGGCCCTGACCATTTGGGGCGTGTTCTCCGGCGGCGATCAGAAGGCGCAGGCTAACCGCGTCATCACGCCAACTGGCGAAGTCACCTCGATGATTAAGCGCACTTATACGGAGGAGCATCCGCGCGTCATGCTGTTACATGCGTGGCAGGCAAGGCTGGAGCTGCACGAGCTGGTTGAGAAGGTGATGGAGAGCCACAAGTCTGTGAAGGGCTTTGACAAGCTCCTGATTGAGAACAAGGCTGCCGGGCATTCGGTCGCGCAGGAAATCCGCCGGCTGTACGGCCACGAGGACTTCGCGGTTCAACTTGTAGACCCTAAGGGGCAGGACAAGCTCTCCCGGCTTTACAGCATCCAGCATCTGTTTGCCGAAGGGCTGATCTACGCGCCAGACAAAGCATGGGCCGATATGGTCATCACGCAGACCGGAAACTTCCCCAAGGGCAAGCACGACGATCTCGTTGATACAGTGAGCATGGGCTTGAAGCATCTGCGTGAGCTGGGCCTGCTGGTCCGTGGCGCTGAGTGGACGGCAGACGTTCAGGATCAGATGCGGCACTCAGGTGCGCCTCCGGCACCGCTTTATCCGGTGTAATCCAGCGCGCTGTTTGATATTTTCTGTTGCCACTATCTGTTTAGTGTTGTAAAGTATTTGTCTTGATGGAGATTATTTATGACCGGCGCACCGTACAAAGATGAGCTTGGCAAAGTGTATGGCCGGCTGACGGTTATCAATCGCGAATATCCTAAAAGAACCTTCTTGCAGCGTCACAGGGCCATATGGCGGGTGCGTTGTTCTTGTGGG